TCTCTGCTTCAAATTGCTCATCCAATTGGTTCAATACCTCCTTATCGATCTTATCCTGATCGAGAAGCCTGTACTGATGTGGCACATTCTTTAACGGCCTCTTACATCCCTCAAACGCATCATTCAGCATAACAGCCTGTAATTTAGTCTGCTCATGCTCAAACACGCGCAATATTCCATTTCGGAATACGATGTCGTTAAGGTTACTTGCAATTTCTTCTTTGGTTGGTTCGGGGTCTATCTGCTCGTCAACCCATATGGTCGGGAAGCCGTGAAGATAGCGCCATCTTCGTGACGCCCCCGGCTTTGCGCCTTCTCGCGGAACGTAATGTGCGTCCCATGCCAGTCCTGAATTGACTACAGCGAAGAAAGGCTGATAAGGTGATAAGATTTCCCCGCCTAAGTCGCCCATCTTTGCGGAGATTGGCTTTTGCTTTTCGTGGGTTCTGATAAGTTGAAAGATATACTCTTTGTGCAGGTTCGGAGCGTTGTTAATTCCTGCGATGTCCGGTTCTGCTGTTCTTTTGACGAAGTTCGGATTTCCGCGCTTCTTTTCGATAGTTGCCATTTTAATTGTTTGTATAGATTAAGTTAAAAGGGACAGGCTCACTTTCCTGTCCCTTTGATAGTATTACTGTTTGTAAGTAGTCAGGTACTGGATCGCGCCGTACAGTTTAACACCAAAGTAAGCGATGTTATGGTACGATTTGTTAGCGATAGTCCCGTTCGGGTTATCTGCATAACCACCTGATTGCCACATGTGCCATTTGTTAGCACCACCAATTTGCTGATAGGTCAGGCAGAAACGAGGTACGATGACCTGCGTTTTCTGATCTTGACCCAAGCCGGTTGTTTTGCCTCTTGGCACCCATAATGACAAGTTAGACTGAATACCAGTACCGCTTGCGCCGAACATGAACTGTTCGTCGAAGATTTGGTAGTTGGTCAAGTTCAGTTTACGGTTGTACATGGTGATGCTTTTAAAATTTGCTTTGATGTCATAACCACCCATAGGCGAGCCTTCTGCGTAGATAATAGCACCATTGTTAATTTCATTGGCGATTGAGTTCTGCATGTCCTGGAACGGTAATTTCGCTGCCAAAACATCGTACTCGCCCGGAGCGCCTACAGCCGATAGCATACGGTCAACTTGGGCCATTACGGTTTGTGTACCGAACTGGCTGTAGTTTAAGGTCTGACCATTTGCGGCTACCTGAGCCAACACACCGTCAGAACCGGATTCGTCATAAGGCAGGTTATTTGCCTGAATGCCATTCATCAAGTTGTACTCGCGTTGCAGGTATTGACGCAACTCGTCTTTCTGCTGTTGGAAGGTAAACCAAGCGTGTGAGCCGTTGCATGAAAACTCCACCTTTTCCATCATTGCGAGGTCATCCAAAGTGGTGTCCCAACGAAGCTCAGTGTTGTAGTTGCTGTAACGGTCAACAGTAGGGATAATGGTTTCGGTAACGTCCGAAGAACCACCTACCTGATAGAAGCCCATAGAAAGTAATTCTTCACCTGCTGCTACGGTAGCTGCCTGTGTAGAAACAATAGGGGTAATAGAAAATGTGTGCGCGAATGGGGTGGTACGGTTCACTGCAGTACAACGGGTAATGATACCTGTCTGTGCGCTACGGAACTCCATGCCTACCGATGGAAGGGACAGTGTACCGTTTGACCAGTAGTTTCCTGCGCCTACAGTTACAGTGATGCTTGCGCCTGCTGCGCCTGATACTGCACCTGCCGCGGTGACAAAGTTCAGTGCGCGACCGTGTTCTTCGTACCAGCGTACCTGTTTGTTGTCTGATTTTTCTTCATTACCTGCCAACTCGTTCAAGCCGATATAGGGGGTAAAGCCAAATTTTTGTACTATCTCACCAAAAGCCGTAACATTGATTACGTTAAGGGAGTTGATTAATCCGTACCGGGTGACCTGCGGGGCGGAGAAACTTGCGGGGATGGTTGATGCTGCCATTGTTGTTTAATTTTTTTTACTTAGGGTTTAAATGTGCGAAGCCCAATAAGCCAATGTCGGCTTGTGGCGCTGCGACTGTTGTTGAATTATTTTGTGACAGGTCAAGGTTCTTGATCTCTGCCACTGTTGATTTAGTCCCTGCGGTCTTTCCTTGAGTGTAGGCATTAGATATGAGTGTAGCCATTTTTTTCAATTTCAGCACATCCCCGGCTATCTTTGAAACATTTTGCTTACCTTCTTTATCTACCCATCCCAATTCTTGCAGGATTTGGTTGCCGCTTGATTCCTTTAACAGCGTTGACATTTCTTTTCTTTCCGCATCAGATACCTGATAAGAGACATCCTCGTCCCCAACTTTGTAGGTAAAATCCTTTACTTCTGGAATGCTATTGTCAACGTATGCCTGCCAATCTCTGCGTCCCTGCTCGATTGCTTCAGGTGTTGGTTGGTTATCTACTACGGCTTCCTGTTGTTTTATTTTTGGTAGTTTAATTTCTTTTTTTGCGGCTTCTAAAGCAGCGCGAGCTTCTACAGCGTCGAGCTTCAGTAGTTTTTGGTTTCGCTCTACGGTTTTGTTGTGCGCTACCGCTTCGGCATACTCCTCACTCTCTGCGTCGATACCGGACAGGTCGATCTTCACCACATCCCCGTATTGCATCTCTATTTTGAGCGCGGCATCTTCATCTGAATAATGTGGGTTAGACTTAAGTAAGTTGGCCTTAATAGCGTCATAGTCCGACATTTTTTTATAATCGCGGTGCTTTTCGGAAAGGTAGTTTAGTAAAACATCTTCCTTCCCCTCCATTAAGGCGGTGAAAAGTTCAGAAGTGTACTCATCCATTTCAGGATATTTCTCGACGATCTTCTCTACTTCGCGTATTACTTCCACCTGAGTGGGTGCAGGAACTTCTGCGGGTACTTCGGTTGGTGCTTCGATGGCCGCAGGAGTTTCTTCTGTTACTACTGGCGGCGTTACTTCGGCAGTCACTTCAGCCGGAGTTTCGATTGGTGTTTCCGGGGTGTATACCGCGTCTGGTGCTACGGGCGAAAACATTGGTTCGTTTGCCATAAAATTGTTTTAAATTGTATTTGGCTAAGATAATAGATTTGGAAATGCACTTTTGAAGTGGTAGATTTGGGTAAAGCAATATGAAATTATGAATCAAATACAACGGATAGAACAATTATCTCGCTCAATAGTCGAAATAGATTGCAACGGCCTTATGATTAAAAATGCTTTAATTCATTTAGAATTAAGCAGAGAGGATTTTAACGAACTCACAGATGAGTGGATTGAAAGAATAGATACGAGGTTGACCGGATTTGAAGATAGGTTCGGACTTTCTTTTAATGGCATTGACTTTTCAATAACAAGAAAACGGTATTGAATATGAACCCATTTACCGATAGCGAATCAAAGCAATTAAAATTCATGGCGTCAGTGCTAATTGAGAAGTACTACGAATTGGATAATTGCGGATGTGGCGGTTCTTTACATATAGTATTAGATGATAAAAATATATCTAAAGAGGACGTTAATTTTTGCTATAAATGGGCGGTAAATAATAATGACTTTATAGGGCAACATATATGTGTGCTAATAGAGGATTTATCTCAATCCGATATGGAAGACGTAGTTTACAATTGGTCTATGATAGCCAATGGCGTTGAAGATTATGAATAACTATTTCGACCCAGTTATCCCCTGTGCTTTATCGTACGCCCCTATATCAGTCCCATAATCCTTCACCTGTTTACCTTCCGGCGTAGTAATGGTTATCTGCGCAGTTGGGAAACGGGAACTAAGGGTTTTCGTCCCAGGCCATCCATCGACCTTGCTAATTCCAGACATCAAATCGTCTTCAGTCTTTACCCCCTCAATTGGCGCAATTCTTCCCGCTTTCCATTGATTGACCAAATTGGTACGGTAATCTTGTAATTCCTGCTGAACCTTCGGGATGATGTCAGTTGGTAAAGCATCTTTGGGGTTAGCTAAGTTGAACTTCTGTAAGAGGCTAAGCCCAACTTGCTTGTTCCTTTGGTCAAGAATGGGATTATTCTTCATATTATTAGCCTCAACAAAGCCTATGAACTTATTCCATTTAGCCTTATCTTGCGCTGTTAGCGGTTTCGGTTTTTCCCCGTAATTGTCTGGTGGTGTCATATCATTTAATTTAGTAACTTTACGCTATGAGATTCACACACAGGCATCGTCATCGTTTCAGCGAAAACCTTTATGTGCATATCAATGGTAAAAAAGTATTAACAATTAAAAACATTCAAAAAATGGCAATCATCAGTATTAACGTAGACGACAATCAGGCTGACCTTGACGCTTTGAAAGCGCAAATCACACAAGCATCTGCCGACTTTCAAACTGCACTTACAAATGCTCAGGCTGCAATCGCTGCTTTCGAGGCTTTCCAAATTACATTCACCGCTTCGGTAGCACCTACTCCACCTTCTGCGTAAGAAATTAAAGCCTCGCTTGCCGGGGCTTTTTTACGCCGCCCGCCCCTGCTCTTGTCCTTGTTCTGGTTGCTGTTCTTGCGGCGGTTCCTGCTGCGCTTGCTGCGCCTTAGCCTGCTGTTGCTGAACCCCTGCCGCTTGTGCCATCGTTTGTAAATAGTTCATAGCGTTGGCGTGGTCAATAGCATGTTCCAACGGCAATCCCTCAAAAACAAACGAAGGCAGCGTCGAAATACTCCCTCCCGGCTTAGCCAGTTCAGCCGTAACCAAATTAGCTTTTAGTATCCCCAAGAACTTAGCATTTTCCACCATCAACTGCGTCTCCCTCTCTCTCAAATCTGCCGCCGCCTTCTGCTCTGCCGTAAACTGCGCCAACTGAAGCTCACCCTGCGTCTTAGCCTGCGCCCCTGCAACCGCTGCCTGCGTGTTCTGCTGGCTGAGTGCCATCTGATTCTCCTGTAACGTCTTTTGGCGTTTATTAATCCGCTGCGACATCACATACGAAGCCCACTTCACATTAGTAACTGCCAATTCACGTATGTCCAAGGCATCGGAAAACTCAATCTTATCATTAGCCAACGCCGCCTGAATATTATTTTCCAAAGCAACTTGTTCCGTATCGCCAATAATGGTTTTGATCTGAATATCAAAGGCGGTTTGCCCCCAATCCGGCGTGGCTTCCAATTTCAGGT